AGTTGTTGATGGATTATTTAAGGTTGGTGTTGTTTTTGCAGTATTTTTTGCAATTACATTCACTTCAGGAGATATTTTATCAGGTGTAGCTGGCATATTTACATGAGTGTCACCTGTTAGTCTATCACTAAGATTGCCTGTGTTAAAACGATTATTTGCTTTTTTCATTTATTATGCTCCCTTAGGACCTCTTTTCTTTGCTACGGCTTTTCCAACTGTTTTGCCATCCATTTGAATTATTGGTGAATAATCTTTAGAATTTATAACTAAAATAAGTTCGTCCATCTTAGCGATTAGCCTATCATTATTTTCTGCTGTACTTCCTTCTTTCTCTTTTTCTCCACCTCCGCCAAGCATTCCAACTCCTCCTAATAACGCAAGTGCGGGTCCTGCAATAGCTAATAATGCTAGAGTTCCTTTGAATTGGGATATTTCTGATAGGCCTGCAGCTATTGCACTTAAACCTGAACCTACAGATGTTAGTCCTCCTGCTGTTGCTGTCATTAAGGTTAGTCCTCCTGCTAGAGCTATTACAGGTATCATTGCAAACCATGCAGCTGCTCCAAATGCAAATACTGGTAGAGTTGCTAATAACAATGATGCAGCTAAGGTTGTTATCGCACCAGATAGTGCCAATATTAGTGGAAATTGTGTAGCCATGGCCATTAGTGGGGTTCTTACAGCTTCTAGGCCAGCTCCTAATACTTTACTTGCTTCTCCTAGTAGTGCAACTGCTGGGGCTGCGAAGTATGCAGCTGCTCCAAATGCGAATAATGGAACTGTTGCTAGGGCCGATGTAACTCCTAAAGCTCCGATTGCCATTGCTAAAAACATTATTTGTGGACCAATCGGAGCCATCATCATAAGTGGTGGCGCCATATCTATTATTGCTTTTGCTAAAATAGGTAATACAGTTTGGAATGGGAATATCATACCTAACGCAACAGCAAATACAGATAATCCTATTCCGATCATTAAGAATCCTTGACCCATTAGAGGCATAACTCCTGCTATTGCAGCTATTGCAACAAGTGGTGGAGCCATCAATACGAACGATGCAGCTAGTGTTGGCATTAATGGAATAAATGGAGCTAACATGGCCATTCCCATTGCAAATGGTATTAAACCAATTCCTAACATCATAAAGCCTATTCCCATTATAGGTAAAACTTCTGCAATCGTAGCAAGAGCGATTAATGGTGGTGCCATTATCAACATAGATTGTGCTAGGAGCGGCATTAATGGAATAAATGGAGCTAACATCATCATTCCCATTGCAAAAGGAACCATACCAATTCCTAACAGCATAAAGCCTATTCCCATTATAGGTAAAACGTCAGCTACTGCTGCAAGGGCGACTAATGGAGGTGTCATTAGTAATATAGATTGTGCTAGAAGCGGCATTAACGGAATAAATGGTGCCACCATCATCATTCCCATTGCAAAAGGAATCATACCAATTCCTAATAACAGGAATCCTAATCCTAGTGCTAACATTTGTGGACCTATCGCGGCTAACATAATTAATGGTGGAGCCATTAGTACTAATCCTGCAGCTAGCATAGGTACAAATGGCATTACAGGTAACATAGCCATGAAACCTATACCAAGGAAAAGCATTCCAATTCCTAAACCAATTAGTGCAGGGCCAACTCCAGCTAGTGATGGAGCTAGCATTGCTAATTTTTCTAGAGCATTTACTAATCCTTCTGGATCTCCCTTACTTGCCATTGCTACGGCCATTCCAAATGGCATAATTGCAAGTCCAATTGCAGCGATTGCAGCGGCCTTTATAATTAACTTACCAGCTTCAATTAAACCTAAGTTACCAACAATTTTTATCATACTCTTTATACCTTGACCCAATAAATCGATGGCTGCAGGATCTACACCTTGCATGAGACTGAATGCATACGCAAATGGTACCATTGCTGCTCCTATCATGATTGCTGCTATTGATCCGAGTATTAGTAATGGAAGCATTAAACCAAGTCCAGCTATTGATTTTCCAAGCGGCATCAGTGCACCACCAAAAGTTTCTAATAGTGCAGGATCTATCGCTGGCATATTTGCAAGAAGATATGCTGCTGCTATTACTCCTAGACTTAGGCCAACTAATGCTATTATACCTAATGGTATTACGGCTGCAAAAGCTCCAAGTAGGCCGACACCAATTGCCAATGGAAGAATTGCTTTTCCAAATGCTAGTAGACCTTTTCCATCCACCTTTGGCATAGCTGTAAGGAATGCTGCAGCCAATGGTACACCCATTGATAATGCCATCAATGCTAAAATACCGAGTGGTATTACTGCAAAGAAGAATCCTAAAGCTCCAACTCCTGCGGCTAGAGGAAGGATGGCCAGGCCGAATCCTAATAAGTTTTTTCCGTCTATTTTTGGCATAGCTCCAAAGAATTTTGCAGCTTGTGGTACACCTAGGCCTAACATCATTAATGCTAAAATACCCAATGGAATTGTTGCAAAGAAAAATCCTAAGGCTCCAACTCCAATCGCTAATGGAAGAACCGCTTTTCCGAATTCCGATAGATTTTTTCCATTTACTTTCGGCATAGCTGTAAAGAATGCTCCTGCTAAAGGTACTCCCATTGATAACGCCATTAATGCTAATAGTCCCATTGGTATTACAACAAGAAATGCTCCTAATGCGGCTATTCCTATTGCCAAAGGAAGTATGGCTTGAGCAAAACCTAAGAGAGATCCACCATCCACACCAGCAAGGTTTGCAAATGCACCAGTAACATTTGGTAAGACTTTAGAAAGTCCCCATAAAACTAGGGTTCCTAGAGCTATTGGTATCATTAATAATCCCATCGCGGCTAAACCTAGTCCTAATAGCGGTATAGCTGCTGCGAAAGCTAACATTGAGCCGGAATCTACTCCTGATAAAGATGACATAGCCATTGCAGCAGGAATTATTGCAGCTCCTAATACTAGCATTGCAAGTGATCCTGCCATTATGAGTGGGAATATATATCCCATTCCGGCTGCTGCAGCTCCTAGTATTATCATTGCTCCTCCAAATGCTATCATACCTCCAGCATTAACGCCTGCAAGTAAGCTAAAGGCATATGCAGCTGGTATTAAAGCTATACCTAATATACCTACGGCTACTGCTCCTTTTATAATATCTCCAGTTGCTTTACCTAATATTTTTACAGTCATAGCTAAGACTAGAATTGTCGCTAAACCAGCTATTATACCCTGTATTGGTATTTCGGCTAGCATTGCAAATGGAGGTACAAATGCCATTAACGCAAGTCCCATTAATGCAATACCAACTACTCCCTTTATTATTGAACTCCATTTTACTTTTGCGAATCCTTTGAAAAAGTTTGCAATAGGATTTGTTTTAGGACCAGGTTTCATTTTTCCTAGTTTATTACCTGTCTCTTCAAGTCCAGCTGCTTGTTTTGTGACTAGGGATTGTGTTTTTCCTCCAAAGATACCCGATATTTTAGCTCCTAAACCTTTAGGTATCAATCCACCAAACAAGTTTTTTGCATGGCCTAGTGCTGGTAATGCTGAAGATACAGTTGCAAAAAGGCCTCCTGCTGCAGCTGCTCCTCCTAATAATGCTTGAGTAGTTCCTTCTGCTTCAGCATTTTGTTTTTTGAATGCTTCTAAGGACTTATTGTCTAAATTAACGCCTTTTTCTTTCGCTTGTAATATATTTAGTACTTCACCAGTAGATACTCCTAGAGAATCTGCCAATGCTTTTTGTTGTAGTACATTCATTGAGGTAAATTCATTTAAAGATCCTGCATTTTTTGCAATTTCTTTAATCATTGTATCTCTATCACCAACAAGTGCTGCTTGTCTTAATGCGTCAAGATTCAATTGTTTACCTATCATCATTTCAGCTTTCATTTCTGCCTGAATAGAACCTTGTACATCAAGTAATCTATCTCCGGCATTTACAACTGAACTTAAGCTTATTCCTAATTTTTTTGCATTTGCTGCAGCGCTTACTAATCCTTTTGCACCGTCTTTACCAAATCTCGCAAATTCAAGAGTATTGTCAGCAATTTCGGACATTAATGCACCTGGAGCTACTCCACTGGCCTTGGCTAGAGCTTTAACCTGTTCTTGCATTCCTCTAGCGCCTTCATCTGTTCCGTCACTAACGAACTTCATGGCTTTTTGAAGTTTAGCTGCTTCAGCTGTTGCTATTCCATATTTTACATGTAATTCTCCTGCATGTGTTATGGCCATAGATGTAGCGTCATCTAGACTACCGTTTAGTGCAGTAATATCTTTTATTACACTTCTAGCTTCAGAACCAGATAGTGCAAAACCATACCTAAGCGCATTTGCTTGCGCAGATATTTGAGTCATACCAATCTTCATGGTATCTAATACACCATTTCCAGTGCCTAATTCTCTGGCTAACTTAGCTGATTCTACTGCGGTTATGGCCATTCCGGCAGTTACGGCCTTCATTAGGCCACTCATTGTAAAGATTTCGTCTGAAATACCTGCAGCTGTTAGAAGAGAGTCTTTTAGATTTGAAGTGTTTTCTTTTGTTCGATCATTTATGATCTTTAGACGATCTGCTTCTGATTTTCCGAATATGTCCTTCTCGTTTAGTTGCTTTACTTGTTCTTCTAATTGTACAGTTTGATCTTCCAGATACGTTAGAGACTCCTTGGAAATGAGTTTAGATTCCTCCTCAATTTTTGCAAGTTTATCGGTAATTTCGAATGTCTCAAGTGTTCCTTCAGCAATAGCTTGGGCCATCATGGCTCTGACGGCATCCAGGCTGGTCATCATCTTTAAAGAAGCATAGGCCTGTGAAGCTTCCTGAGATTCCTTCATCTTCATAGCTGTCATGCGAGTCTGATCATCAACCATAGTGGCTGCGATATTTGCATGTTGCTGCTCTATATCTCGAATTCCTTCGTTTATTGATCTGATGGAATTAAGAAGGCCTTCTTTTTCTTTTAAGTCGTCGTTTGCCATAGTAGTTTACAATTAGTCACTGTATTTAGGGTTTTTTCTATTCTTCATAGCCTTAATATATTTTTCAAGTGATTTTACGTCTTTTTCAGTACTCTTTTTAATTTTATCGAGCCTTTTCTGGAGCTCCGGCTGTTGAGCCAGAAGTCTTGCAAATTCTCTGTCTTCGACGTTTTTGGCAAGTTTTCTGAACCAGCTACCAACAAAGCTTTCTTCATTAACAGTTGAGCGAACTAATTCACGAATTTTTTTTCTTAGGGATTTTTCTTGTGACATGTCTTTTCCTCCTTGTTTAGTTATTCATATATAAATATAAAGGAGTGAACTTTTTTATGTCATAAGTTAAGGTTTTGATACAGATCCTCTAGCAAAATTGGGTACTTTTGGTGGACCTGAGGAAGATTTGCCACCTGATTTTTGTGATTTTTCCATTTCTTCAGCTTCTGCTTTAAGTTGTTCATCCAGAAGTCTAAAATAGTAAATACGTAAGTAGACAGGGAGCTCATATACGTCGCCAAAGTTAAAGCCCCCATTGCTATTATAGCAGAGTTGAAATATCTGTTTGTGTAGAATGGGTCTGTATTCAGACCCCAGGCCAAAAAAAGTTGACACCAAGAGGGATTGCTATATCCTTTTCTTGTCCAGTTATATCCGAAATAAATGTAAAGGTCATGTCAATATCGGGTGACACTTTTGCAATTTGTGCTCTAAATGATATAGTATCTCTAGATAAAAATTCATTGTCAACAAAATCTCTAATTACCTTAGGCGTTGAGTCTCCATCTACAGCTATTATCATGTGCTTAAGTCTTGTACTTAATTGTGTATCTACACCAGCTATTCCTCTAGTTCTAAAGTTTTTCTTTAAAGCTTTTACTTCTTCTGTAATTTTTCCTTCGTCACCATGAGTTAGTATTTTGAAGGTTATAGTTCGCTTAGATGTTGGTAATGTAAACTCAAATGCATTTTCAGTTCCAATTTCATCCCAATCAACGTCAGTATCTTCTAAAGCTTGTAAATCAATAGATGTTGATTGCTTTTCTCCTGGAGTGAATGGATCTTCTAATTCAACCTTATATTCTGCTCCGTAACCCATAACTCTTGCTGCTACCATTATTGCGTTTTTGTCTCCAATAAGAATGTCATCATAATTGACAGGAGTAATAATTAAAGCTTGTAATAATCTATCTAATACTACACCTTTCTGAATAAGATTTTGAGAAGTAAGAATATCTTCCTCTCTTGCAGTCATATATTTCATTTCTATTTGACCTGATACTAGAGGATGACCTTCTGGATATAATTTTCCTTTTGAAGGTAGATCTACTAATTCAGTTGGAAATTTATATGTTGTTTTTCCAGCTGTTTCTTTGATTTCATTAATTGATTTTGCGATAACTTGTTCTTTTATCTGCGCGTCGGTTTTGTTTGCCATAACTGTATACTCCTTGTTTTTTATAACTTATTGTGTGTTGATATATGTATATATAAATATACGAGCAAACTAAAAAGAATAAAAAACTCCTAACTTATTTAAGCTAGGAGTTAATTAAAAATTTTAGTTGTAATATCTTAGAATTGTAGGATCCAATAATCACATTGTATAGACATTGCTATTTCATTATATGCATTAGTAGCTGTCCAATCTAATGTTCCGAAGTCTGCTTCTGTGATGAATGCACCTTTACCTGTCCATTCTTCAACTTTATCACCTACCGGTCCAAGTACATTGATTGTTACGTCCTTCTTATAGAAGTCTGCATAACCATCTCTACCTGTTACTGATTCGTGATGTAATCTTACCCACTCCATAACGGCCTGAGCTCCTGAAGGAACTACTGGGTCATACAATGTTAAGGCTACCACATCCCATTTAGATTTTCCTTTTACATATCTAGTAACGTTGATGTGCTCAAGTGTTACAGTTTCCTGCGTGATTTTTGGTCTTGCAGCTTTATGTATTAAGAAAGCAGGTATACCTTCAATATAAAATATATATCTATTTTGTTGTTTCGGCTCAAATGCCGTGAACATTGCTTCATTTGGATCGATTAAATTAGCCATTTACTATTCTCCTCTATTTGTATCTATTATATCTATTATATATAAATATCATCTATTCTAAATTTTATTCATCAAACGATGCACCAGTTGGCATAATATTAAAGTCTATGATGATAAATTCTGCTGCTTTTGCAGGTTGTAAGAATATTTCACCTTTCATAATGTTTCTGTCAATTATATCTGGAGTATTGTTTGTTTCATCCATAATAACTCTAAATGCGTAAAGACCTTGGTTTTGTTGAACTGACTCTAAGTAAGGGTTCACAATATTTAAGAATCTTTGTCTTGTTTGAGTTGTATTATTTTCAAATACAAGATATTTAGTTGCAGATGCGATAAATTTCTTAGCTGCAATTAATAATCTTCGTACGTTAATTCTGTCTAGAGCAGATGGTTTAGCTTGAAGCGTTTTTTGACCCCATACACAAACTCCAGTTCTTGGGAATACAGCGATTGGGTTAATTCTGCCTTCATATAATTCATCTCGTTCTGCGTGTGTTAATCTAGTGTATACATCTACTACAGTAGTTAAACTACCACGATTAAGACCTGCAGGTGCAAACCAAGGATGAGCTACTTTATCATTAAATGCATATACTCCTGGTATAACAACAGATGGTGGTACAAATTTGTATCTATTTGTTGCAATATCTAATATTTTTACCCAAGGATAATACATTGCAGCATAATTAGTATCATATACATTAGCCGCATTTGTTGCTGATGATATTCCTTCTCCAAGTAAAGAGTTATTTGGATCGAATATATAGAAACAATCACCTCTATCTTCACATATTTCAATTGCTTTTGCAATAATTGCAGGTGAATTGGTATGTAATACTCCTGGTGTAACTATAAGGTTAATGTCAATTTCATCTGGATTTGCAACAGCATTAAGTGCTTTCTTATATATATCATATCCTGAATCAGTTGCAAGAGTTACATTATGTCCAAATGTATTTCCAGGTAATAAATCTTTTCCTGAAGCTACTTGAGTTGCTGGATTAACTCCATCAAATCCTCCTTGCATTGCCATTGTGTATTTTTTGTATTTCAATGCTGAACCTGTAACATGTACAAATCCTGTTGCTGTATTGTAATCTTCACAAGCTTCTAATTTGAATGCAGAGTTATGTCCTGCTATTGCTGCATCATATAATGGTGCTTGGTAGTTGACATTACCTTTAGCTAAATCATCGTCAAATTGGAAACCAAAGAATGCTTTACTATTTTCGTTTGATTTTGATGTAATAAGTACTGCAGGTGGGTATGATGCAGTGTATGGTGTTCCTTCAATTGAAGTCATACACCATAGTGGTGAGTAATATGCTTCATGACCAAATGGTACAAGTTTTGCAGATGCAACTCTATTGTCAACATCTTCAGACATTTCAACTCTAACATATTTTGAAAGATTTGGATAGAATCCATTAACAATTAATTTACCGTTAGTGTCATAAGATCTGTATTGAGATCCGATTCTTCGTGAAATATAATTTGCGTTGTTTGGATCTAAACTTAAATTTGCATATGATTCTATTCCAACTGGTCTAGTATCAGTATCTGCTCCAGATCTAACTTGTAAAGTAAATGAACCATAGTCATCACCTTTAGTAGTTCCGGCTGCTTTTACATTTGAAATTGAGATTTTGAAGTCGTCATTTACAACTGTTCCATGTCCTAATGTATGTATTTTGAATAATCTTGCATTTGCACCATTAATTGTTTGAGCTGTTGCCCATGGTGTTGCTGCGTGAGAGTATGCTCCGTCTGCCATTCCTGTTAAAACGTTTTCGCCATTCATATCAATTGTGTGCATTGATGCAGAACAAGCTGCTACAGTGCCTCCAATATGTTGTCCAATGGATGCAGATGGGAATATAGAATAAACATAATGATTTTTAAACGATGCTGCTTCTATTCCAGCCGTTGGTACATATCTTCCTGAATCTGTTCCTAAACAATTTGGAAGATAATCTGAATGTTCTTCATCAAATGAGAACGTTAAGTGAGTTGCTCCTCCTGTATGGGTGATACTATGAGAAGCTACAGCATTCATATAGTTGAATTCTTCTATTCCAAGTATAACGTTGTTGGCATCTATTTCAGTTATTTCGGCATCATCGTTTTTTGCAGTAGGATGTATTACACCGACTATATATGCTGAGGTAGCTCCTGAAGTAGCAGAGTAAACTCCCATTCCTCCTACAACATTATATCCTGTTAATCCAAGAGTTCTAATGATTGTTACAGCTCCTGCATGCTTAATGTATTCTTTTACTGTGTATGGAACGTATGTTCCGTCTGTGCTTACGCCAAACTGATCTTGAAACTCATTAAATGATCTAATTACTTTTGGTTCATAAGCAACACCTTTTTGTGTGTTACCAATGATAGCTGCTCCGATTTCTCCGATTCCAACTGGTAAAAACGATAGGTCATTTTCCTGTGTAAAGACACCTGGACTAACAATTCTTTCGGCCATGTTTTTTTCTCCTCTATATATTTTCTATGTACAAATCATCAAGTAGATGAGTATTTCTTAACTATATATAAATATCCCGCTAGGACCCAAAATGTTAATTGGTGGTGGTAAATTTACCAGTTTCTAAATCTAAAGATCCTTGGCCGTATTTATCGGACAATTCTTTTGCGAGTTTTACTTCTCTGTCTTTTAACTTGTCTAATTCATTAGTTAAGTTTAATTTTTGTTTTTCAATAGCTAATTCTTGTATTGATAATTGTCCAAATACTACAACTAAATTATCCATATCTGCTTGTAGTTTTTTCAAATTTTCTAAATCTTCATTTGCTACAATAGTAGTATCTACTGTTTCCTTTGTGTCCTTTGCCTCTCTGTGGGCTTGTACTTTTTCCTTTATTTCTGCCTCTGAAACCATTTTGTGTTCTCCTAAAATTTACTTTGTTTATATTTGTCTGCTATTGCACTATTGCCTGCAGCACTTCTTTTTGTTGCGTCTAATG